TAATGTATCCATGCGTGGTATACTAGAAGATAATGCAACGACCACAAGACCCTCTATGGGTAGCATGTTAATGTTTATGTATGATCCAATAGGTCGTACCAAGTTACCTTATTATGATGCATTTCCTTTGGTGATTCCTGTAAAGAAAGCACCTGGAGGTTTCCATGGTTTGAATCTGCATTATCTACCCTTACCCTTGCGTGCTGCATTTCTAGATGAACTACTCAATAGAACATCTGGACGTGATGAGAATAGAAGATTTAGATTGACATATGAGTTACTTAAGAACTCAGCAAAACTCAGTGAATTTAAACCCTGTTACAAACATTATCTCACAAAACAAATAAATAGTCGTATCGCTAAAATAAGTCCAGAACATTGGACGAGTGTTGCTTTCTTACCCACTGAAAGGTTCCAGAAAGCATCTAAGAATACTGTGTGGCGAGATAGTAGAGGAAAAATATAAATGGCAAGAACAATAGATAACTTTAAGAGTAATATAGATAATCTTGCTCGTCCCAATCGTTTTACAGCAAACTTCTTTGGTCCTGAGGGATTAAGTTTAGAAGGATTGCGATGTGATACTGCCGTGCTTCCTGGAAGAAACATCGTATCACAAGACTTTAGTGAATATGGGTCGTATCGTAAGTTCCCATATCTCGTAGACTACGATGGTGGGCAGGTACAATTCTCTTTCTATTGTGATAACTCATTCATCGATCGTGCCATCATAGAAGCATGGCAGCAGTCAGTTTTTGATGCCGATTTTAATTTTAATTATTATAAAGATTATATTGGTGAAGTAGAAATCATACAACTCAGTAATAATAATGAGGATGCTGTTAAATTCAGATTATTTGAAGCATATCCTCTCATGATACAAAACCAGCAACTAGACATGGCATCCACGGATACCATACAAAAGTTTCAATGCTCATTTGCCTATCGAACATGGGAAAGTGAGTATGTACATTCCCCCAATCCATTTGGTGGAATTAATGTGGGAAGTGCAGCACTTGATGCTGCTCGTACCATCCTGCGTCTGGCATCTCGAAATAGTAATAGAGCATCCAGACTTCTAGGACGACTAGAAGGAGCAGTAGGAAAAATAGACCGACTCAATAAAAAGACAGAAAGAATATTCGGAAAGGATGTTCTTGGAACTCTTGGTATTGGGGATTAATATTATATAATAGGAATTTATTATGGCATTACCCAAACAGGTGGCACCTTCATATACGACCGTGCTACCAAGTAATAATGAGGAAGTTCTCTTCCGACCCATGACTATGAAGCAACAGAAAAGTCTGTTGATTGCATTAGAGTCAGAGGATAACATGCAAATGCTAAGAAGCATGCGTGAGTTATTAGCATCAGCGACTGATGATCAGTTTGATGCAATGAAAGCACCTATGGTAGATCTCGAATGGTTGTTCTTACAAGTAAGAGCAAAGAGTGTCGGGGAAACTGTAGATCTTAATCTCAAATGTACTCAAGAAGAATGCAATGGTAGTAGCAAAGTGTCAATAGATTTGACCACTGTGGGAATTAAACGATCTGATGAGCATGAGAATCATATGATTATGCTCACTGCAGATCTAGGACTCAACATGAGATATCCTACTCCTGAGATGCTAAGCAAAATGCAAAGCGACAATGAGTTGGATCAACTCACAGAGGTTCTTAAGTTTACCATCGTGTCTATCTTTGATAAACTCGAAGTACATCATCTTGAAGATGCTGATACCAAAGAAGTAGAAGAATTTTTAGATTCTCTTACGATGGATCAAATTCGAATGATTACTGATTACTTCGATCGTATGCCTAAACTATCACATAGCATAGATACTGTGTGTGATGCATGCGGACATAAGGGACAGAGAGTACTAGAAGGAATCGCAAGTTTTTTTTAGTCGCTCTTTCTCATGAGAGTTTGTACAACTATATGCAAACAAACTTTCAACTTATGCAACATCATCAGTATAGTCTAACCGAGTTAGATGAAATGTATCCATGGGAAAGAGAGATATATGTTCGACTCCTTCTTCAACATTTAGAAGAGGAGAAAGAAAGACAGAAACAACAGAAATAGGAGGTCGCCATGAGCGATGAAACTAGAAGAGATGAAGTTTCTGTGGATCTAGATAAATATACTGATTTAATCATGAAGTTAGATGAAGCGAATGACAAGATCGCAGAAATGGAAAAACTTCGTAATGAACTAAAAGTGGCAACAATCAAGGCAAAACCTGAAGCGAAATTTACCTTCGGTGCATTGTTTAGAGATGATAACAATATTAATGAAAAAAACATTATTGGTTTCGCATCTTTTTTAATGATGGTGTCCTTTGGAATTGTTGACCTGATCACTGGACTTAATGGAATGGAGTTAGTGATAGACGATGCAATATACACATCTTTCGTAGTGGTAACACTAGGATCATTTGGTATTGCAGAAGCAGGAAAAGCATTCGGAAAATAAAATATGCCAGAAGATAATAAACAAACCATTCAACAATTAGCAGATTTGAATAAGACTACTAATGCCACAAAAGATATTGCATCTCAAACTTTAGGTGAAATGCGTGGCATTGGTGAACTCAATCAGAAAACAGATAGAAGTCTGCTACTCCAGACAAGACAGATTGAAGACAATAAAGTTTCACAGGATCTTGCTCGCGAAAACCAAATGGAGTTAACTGCTGCTCTTAATGGTTTGAAGGATGGTTTTAGTTTCTTCAAAGAAAATCTAAAAAATCTAGGATTGGGTGCTGGTGCTAGTGTTCTAGAAGCACTTGCTACTAAGTTACAAGCAGCATTCAATCTACTCTCATCTCCGATCATGATGCTCGGTGGATTTGTGGTAGGCATAGGGCAGGGATTAAAGAGTGCAACCAAAGCAGCCAAAGATGGTGGGAAAATAATAAAATTATTTTCTGGACCATTACTCACATTCAATAAAATATTCGAAGTAGTTCGAAACCTTTTGAATCGTAACAATAAGGTAATGAATGGTATAAGAAATACCATAGGCAAAGTAAGAGTCGTATTATCAAATCTCAATAAAGCATTTCAATCAGGTTTAAAAGGTACGCAAGAAATATCCAAGTCTGCTACTCGTATGCAGAAATCAATATTCAATATCGGCAAATTCTTTGGTGGTATACGAACATCCATAAAAAAAGTCGGTATTGCATCAGGTAAATTTGGTGAACTCATGAGTAAACTTAGTGCACCATTCAAAGGACTCGTCAAAGGTGCTATTGCAATAGGAAAAGTGGTAGGAAAATTATTCGCACCACTCAATTTTATCTTCATAGCATTTGAGACTGTTAAAACATCATTGGGAAGAATCAAAACCGATGGAATCTTCGGTGGTATCGTGGGTGCATTTGAAGGATTCATCAAAGGTACTATCACCATACCATTAGATTTAATCAAAAATGGTATAGCATGGATTGCAGGCAAGTTAGGATTTGAAAAGTTTTCAGAATTGCTCAAAGGTTTCTCATTGACACAAGGAGTTACAAAACTCGCTGATGGGATTCTAATGCTTCCTGAAATCATCTCAACATTTATGAGTGAAAAAGTTGCTGCTCTCAAAGAGTCATTTTCTGTATGGAAAGAAAACTTCAGTGCTAAATTAAGTGAAGGATGGTCAAACTTTACAACTAGATTATCTGAATTGCCAGGACAAATCATGGAAGCACTCTCAAGTGCAGGTACTTGGGTTAAGGATAAGATCAAAAGTTTAGCATCTAAACTCAATCCTCTTAATTGGTTTAAGAAAGAAGAGAATCCAGCAGACATGACTTTTGCTGGTGAATTTGCTGAAGGTGGTAAGATACCTGCAGGTCAAGTTGGTATTGCTGGTGAAAAAGGTCCAGAGTTTATTACAGGTCCATCAAATGTCATGTCTGCAGATAAATCCCGATCGTTGATGCAGACTGCCACTAAACTCATGGGTGGTACAGGTGATGATATTGATATTAAAGGTCAAGTTCTATTCACTCGAGAAACAGGGGAACAAGCATTAGAATCATTTAATGCTGCACTCGAATCTGCTGGTATTCAGGAGAAGATCACTCTAGATGAACTTAAACAAGCACAGATGGATGGTATTGAAAATACTTCTAATCGTGTGGGTGATTTATATGATCAGTTCTTACGCAAAACTGAGTCAGCAGCACTAGACATTAGTGATGCGTTTGATATTAGTTTAGATGATATTGATCTAGATCCCCCATCTGGTGGGTTCCAAATAGCACAAGCAGAAGATGATCTTGCTGATGCTCAAATGGATAGACAGGGTTCTACGAATGCAGTAATGAATAGTGGTAATGTAACTTCGAGTATTGTTACAAGTTCTAACACCATAGTGTCAGGAGTGAATACTAGGAACGAAGATTCAATCAGTTACCTTAACAGGTCTATGTAATTTCTTTCTATCGTATTGCTTTTTAGATTTATGAATTTGTGTCAGTGCCTTCTTCGGCGAGACCTTGCGTACTTTTACTTTCGGCAATTTTTTCATAATTAATTGGACCCAATGGGTTCGGTAAGTCAATCCCAGATTCTACTCGATAGGCAAAGTCTCCTCTGCTCAAAACATTCATGATCTTTGCTTTACCTAACTCGCCATAGTTGATTAGACTATTACTGTATTCAGTTTCTACCACAATATGAAATCGTATCTTACGATTATCTGACATTTCTGAGTCTACCACGATGTGCCATGGATAGGTTCTTCATTGCTTGTTTCTGCGATCTACGAATAGCAGCACCTTTTATACGATTTCTCTTATCGCAAGGTTTCTCATAGAACTCTCTTCTGCGTACTTCGTTGATGATACCTGCTTTCTCAACTTGTTTTCTAAATCTAGAAAGCATTCTATCGAAGTATTCTTTATCTCTTTGGATCACTTTTGGCATAATATTTTTTGTTGTTGTAAATTAAAAAGTGTCAAGTCGCCCCACAATCTCTCGCTCTTGACGAACAGTTCCCGCACTTAACTGCTTTGCCCTAAAACTCAGTCGCCCCATGGTCTTACTTTTATCGCCATTGCCTTCGCTCTGAGTAAATGAGAACTCACCAGCAACTATGATTCTCATTCCCATTATAGTGTTTAAAGATTATTTATAATCAACTATCGTTTGCTAGTCTTTGAAAATAATCCATATCATCATCGTTAGATGCTGATTGTAATGCTGGTTCAACACTCGGACTTGGTTCCTCTGCTGTATTCCAAGGAAGATCTGGTGCATCAGCAGAATCTACATCAGCATCTTGTGCTACAGATTCAGCAGTTGCTCCAGAAACAGCAGTTCCTAGAACTCTATCCAACTTCTCTTTCAATTCATCATATGATTTGAACTCAGAAGGATCAACCACACCATTCAGTGAATATTGTTGGTTGTAAAGTTCTTCAAGTCTAGCATCGTCGCCATCAAACAGAGGAGTCACTGGATCGAACTCTGATTTATCATAGTTCCAGAATCCATCAACTTTTCTTAGTTTGATTTTGAAGTTTGCACCTTCCCAAAAGTCGAAAGGATTTAAAGGTGTTTCATCTTCAAATGCTGGGCACATTGCCTCTTTTAGCATTTCAAAGATCTTCTTACCATATCTGTATAAGAATACCTTTCCTTCGTTTTCAGGATGCTTAGGATCAGATACCACTAAAATGTTAGACACATAGTGTAATCTTCTCTTTTGTTTCCTTGCTTGATCCTTGTTTGCTTCGATACCAGAGTTCCATAGTTGAGTGTTATACTCTGAAACTGGATCTTGTTTCCCAAGAGTAGTCAAGGACTTCTCGATGTACCAACCACCTGGACCTTGGAATCCATGATCCCAATAAGTAACCCATGGTTGTTCTTCTCCTGCTGGGGATGGTAAGAATCTAACTACAGCAAACCCATTGCCAGATTTATCCATTTCTGGTTTCCAGAATCTTTCATCTACATAGGATTTAGTTGTTGATTTACCACCATCGGCATCAGCCATAGCAGTTTTTAGTTTATCGAGTGAACCTCGATTGCGTTTTAAGTCGGCAAATGACATATATTTCTCCTTTATTTACTAAGTATTGCGTTGTATTATTCAACTTCATAATCTGGGAACATCGGTATTCGGTCTACATATCCCGAGCCAAGAACCCATTCTTCTTGATTATTAAGTTTATTATATTCTATTTCATGAGTGCCCGATAGTGACTTTTGGAAATTAAATGAAACATTTTCAAAATGTTTTACAATCGCCATCAGTTGGTCTTTCTGTGTAGTTAATACACGGAAAGTATCTTCTTCTTCCCAATCATAGTTGTTAGTCCCCTTGTAGATATTGTCATAGGATTCGCTCCATAATGAGTCAAAACCTATCAAGTTGACTTCCGTCGCACCTTCCAAGCATGCTAATCCTACAGCAGTAGAACCACATACAAGATCCCTTAATAAAGGATCAGTGAAAGGTGTGATTTGGTTTGGTTCTTCAAAGCATAGTATATCAGTCGTTCCTTGAAGAGAGGATCCTTGACTGAAAAAATGCGTTGAAGCATCAGTAAGATTATGTGTAGTGATCTCATTGTTACGAGTATCAAAAGTCAACATCATCTTAAACTGTTCGAGCATATCTATAGGAGTAGCATCCCAATCCGCAAATGCTACTCTATGCTCTTTATAGTATCCAGAATTGACTATCTCTATTTGCATAGGAATGTCTACTGCTACTAAAGTGTTTGGTGTGAAATCTCTATAGAGTGCATTACACCCATAAGTATTCTCAAGTTTGCTTAAATCAAATTGCGTCCGACTCGGACCATTACCAATAATGTTTGCGATCATAATAAAGTTATTGTTGTTGCTGTCCCATAGCAAGAATGTATTCTAACCATTCTCTCATTGTCCAGTCTAGTCTTAGACTGATCATACTCCATTCTTTGTGATGCTTGAGCACACCATGTGCTACATTTAGATTAACAAGCATAGGTTGATAAGGGTTTACAGTGTAATTAAAATGATTACTTGTGTTTTTACCTTCTTCAACAATAGTAGGAACATGGGATATCTTCTTACTTGCCAATCTTCCAAAAGATGTAGAAGAATGTACAAGGGTAACAGGTTCATTGAACACAGCGAGTACGACACCTCTATCGTAATCAGTGAAACTATGTAACTGCCTACGAGCATCGTGTCTTTCAGTATTTAATTGCCATTCTATATGATCTTTTTTATTCAACATAAAGTTGGTCTTCAACCATCTGTTGAAAGAATCGTAGTTGCCTTCGGCAATACGATCATAGGTTTGCTTTCTCATTTCTAAAGCAAAATCAAAGATCATGAGGTTTTGTCTTAAGTCGTTATATTTGTTCATGTAAAAATATCCATTGCTATCTTTTTTAACTTACTGTGATCACCTGAAACAAAGGTAGAATGTTTCTTCAACCTTTTACTCTGTTCTTTCCAGACTATTGTTTCAGATATTTGTTTATCCCAAACTGCTATGTATTTAGTAAGTTCGTCAAACAGTATCATAGTTTCAGGTGAAACCTTTTTTGCTAGATATTGCTTGAGCAGTACAGGATGTTGTCCATTCTTTACTTGTAACAATTCATCCAAAGAGTATTTATTCGACAAAGAACTTAATTCTTTTTGAAAAAGATAGGTTAAACTTTGCTGTCGTTTTTTGTATTCTGAGAATACCATTTCTGAATCGTTTCCCAGCAGTTCCCCAACCCATCGGTCGGAAACTGAAAGGTTGGCGATGAGGAAAGACTTGAGATCAGTTCCATACTTCCTTGCGAGTTTTGCAAAGTGGTATTTATCCTTTCTTCTAAGAAACGACTTGAGATCTGCTTTAACGACTCCATTGTATTTGACATAGTCGTATGACTCCTGTGTAAAATGTAATTTAATCCCTAAGTAAAGGCAGTATGCGTCAAATCCTTCGCGACTAGTCATACTTTACAGTGGTTCTCCAAAGTGTTCTTTCACCAGCAAACTTATGATACGCACCTCTGTGCATACAGGCAGTGTTGTTAAATAACAAACAATCACCTTCTTCCCAATTCACTTGCCATAGTAGTTCGTCATCATTAACCAACAACATAAAGATTTCATTTGCTAAGATACTATTGCTTTTCGTAGGCAATACTGATACAGGAGAGATATACAGTGTCTCTCTGTCAAGTATCTTATTGTATCTCAGTAATGGATGAGCAACCTCTTCGGAGTAGTAAAACTCTACATGTTTCCCAGCAAAGGCATCATGATGTTTATCATATGCCAAGCAAAAGTCAACAAGCAAAGTGGAACCACCACCAAGTCTCGGATTAATAATATTGTATCCGTGGATATCGGCATCTCTATCTGTCTGAGTTGGTTTATAATTCTTTGCATATAAAATTCCTATGTCGGCAAGTTCCTTCCTATGTGGAAAGTCTACATGCCAGTTTTTGAAACCACCGATCAATGCTCTTTTTGCTTTATACTCATCACTCATATCGCCAAAACCAGATAGACCTATTTCTACATCTTCTTCTTGATCTAATCCAGCATAGTCAAAGATTGCCATTCCTGGCAGACTGGACTTTGCTAGTACATTGCGTGATTCGGAATCTTGCTGTTTAAACTCAGACATTCGAGTAGAGTTGGCAATACGACTTACCTCCTTTTGATGATGTGTATCATCATAACATTCTAAATCAATATCACCTATGGATAAGGAGAAGTCATAAAACTCCTGCTCTGTCATATCTCCTAGATGTACGAGGACTGCGAACTTAGTTTTTAAGTCCTCTCGTATTGAATATCTGGAAGATCTTTCGAGTATTCTCATATGGGAAGTTTTCCTCTAGACTTGCTCCCCTTAATCAAATTAAGATTGGATGCTTCTGCTGTAAGTTTTTGTTTGAGTCCATCACTCAATAATCTTTTAGCAGATTCAGGTTCTAGAGAATAAGATTCGCATACTCCTAAGATAGCATCGATGACTTCAGCACCTTTACTAATCTTTGATTCAACTTGTTCAGAGAATTGCTTTTTTGATAGTATCATAATTATCCATTATATAAGTAACGATGCTGTAAACATCAGCAACATTACGATTCCTAAGAAAGCAAATGCCAATGATATTGCTACCATTAGAACAGCACTGGGAGTCAACTGTATATCGTTCACCTCAGTACCCACTCCTGTTAGGAGTTTTGCTATCACCTTAAAAAATTTTATCATTAATATAAAAAATCACCAGCATTGAACCAAAAGCAACTGCTTGTACAATTGCTGGTATTACAACAAAGTAAACCATTGCACTGAATTTGCCAGCACGGAAGAA